CACAACAAGCATTCATTAAAGAATTGTTTGCTCAAAGAGCGACGATCACTCAGGTCCAGTCAATCGATATCACTGGCGAGCACGTTCGAGGCGGGCGCATTTCGTCAATCAACGGAAACACAACATTTGACTTGCAGTCAGGGTGGTTAGAGATGAACGGGCCTGGTGTAGGTATTAGGAACCAATTCCCAGGACGGCCGTTGCAGTATCTAACATTTGGCGCAGGTACAATCAACGGGATTGATGGTACATATACAGCATTGTTAAGTAACCGTAACAGAAAACATGCAATGGATAGCACGTCAGCAGGTATTCAGATTTGGAACGCTAGAGGCTCTGGTAAAGTTCAAACAGCTATAACGTTCTATGGACAGACAATGGATTTCATGCAGAGCGGTCAGGCTGGAGTAAATTCTCTATCAATTGACGCTATTGATAGACGAATTGTTGGAGTTGAAGAGATTGTTTTGAAAGGCGTTTCTTTAAGTAAAGTCCTTGATGATATCTATGATAATTTCAATAATTTAAACCATGACGGAAATTATCGAAGAGGCTTTTATAACAAATGGAGATAATTAGAAAGGTAGAACATGAACACATCAGAAAAAGTAATCCAAAATCTAGGCATTCAATTAACAAATAAGACAATCGAAGAGGCTTTTAGCCTTGCTGAACGTGATGAAGCTCAAGAACAATTTAATCAAGTTCACGCTCAACTTGAAAAAATCAACAAAGTCTTACAGTCAAATGAAGAGCTGAAGGCTCTATTCGACAAAGTGGCAGAAGAATTAGATAAACCTAAGGAAGAAGGGTAATACATGACATTTAAAGTAGTAAATAAATACTTGCAGGATAGTAATCGCACATTTGTGGCAATTCGTCAGGAAGCGCCTTATACAGCATTTGACCGTATTCTAGTCGGCGACCGTGTGAACGAGTCAGACGAGGTTCTGATTGAGGCAGTTCTTGGTCAGGTAGCTACTGAACTAAATCCAGCTGAAGGTGTGAAGAAGTTGCAGGAAGATTTGCATACTCAGGCTCAAGAATACGAGGTTAAACTTGAACAGAAGGATGCTAAAATTGCAGAAACAAAATCGATTGCTGATTGGGCAGTTCTTGCAGCAGTCACAAATACAGAAAACCCACTTGATCCAACGCTTTACGCTCGTGGCCTTGAGTTGATTGAAGAAGGGCAAGTCGGAAAGACTTACAAGCCTTACGAAATCTTCACGGTTTCAAACCCTTCACATACTCCAAAATTCGGAGAAGGGCAACGTGTTCTTGTCCAAGTTAACCAAGAATTTACATTCAATGGTGAAAATCTAGCAGAGCTAGAAGGCAGTTTATCACAGAACGGTAAGCTGGCCGTTTGGAAGTGGACAGAACCTAAACCAGAGAAACCATCTAGTGAACTAGAAACTCAACCAGTTACACGATAAGAAAGGGGATATATGCAAATCGAATTTTTCAATTTTTTTCGTAGCGTCGTCCAGACCGAAGACGGACTGGTTTTGTACGCTCTAGCTTTGATTGTCTCAATGGAAATCATTGATTTCTTGACAGGGACAATTGCTGCTATCGCAAACCCTGACATCGAGTATAAGAGCAAAATCGGCATTAATGGACTCCTTCGTAAGGTTTTAGGAGTCCTCTTGCTGATGATTCTTATTCCGATGTCCGTACTCTTGCCTGAAAGGACAGGTTTCGCATTCCTGCACTCGATCTATCTCGGATATATCGCATTTACTTTTCAATCACTCATTGAAAATTACCGCAAACTAAAAGGGAATATCACTCTTTTTCAGCCGATCCTGAAAGCATTTCAACGATTGATCGAGAAGGATGATGATAAAAACAAAGGAGAATAAACATGATTAACTGGAAAGTACGTTTTAACTTAAAAAACAAAACATTTTTATTGCGAGTGGCATTCGCACTAGCTTTGCCAATTCTCGCATATTTCAATCTTAAACTGGAGGACTTGGTCAGTTGGGGAGTCATTTTAGACTTGCTTGGCAAATTCTTTGCAAACCCTTATCTTGTGGGGTTGACGATTGTAAATATCTTAAATATCATTCCAGACCCAACAACATCAGGAATTTCTGATAGCAAACGTGCTCTTGACTATAAAGAACCAAGCGAAGATTAGGAGAAAACAATGAAGAAAAATGACTTATTCATCGACGTATCTAGCCACAATGGATACGATATTACAGGTATTTTGGAGGATATGGGTACACAGAATACTATTATCAAAGTTTCTGAAAGTACAAATTACCTAAACCCTTGCCTGTCTGCTCAAGTTGAGCAATCCAATCCTGTTGGATTCTACCATTTTGCTTGGTTTGGAGGTGACATCGAAGAAGCTGAACGAGAGGCACGCTACTTCCTCGATAATGTACCTCAAAAAGTAAAATACTTGTGTCTTGACTACGAAGATCACGCTAGCGGAGATAAACAATCAAATACAGATGCTTGTATTCGCTTCATGGAAATCCTCAAAGAAAATGGCTACGAGCCAATCTATTACAGCTACAAGCCATTCACGCTTAATAATATTTATTATGAGCAGATTCTTGCGAAATTCCCAAACAGCCTTTGGATTGCTGGGTATGGTTTAAACGATGGTAACGCTGACTTTGAATATTTCCCAAGTATGGACGGAATCCGTTGGTGGCAATACTCTTCAAATCCGTACGATAAGAACATTGTTTTACTAGATGATGAAGAATCTAAACCCAAATGGAAAAAAAATGATACTGGATGGTGGTATGAATACCCTGACGGCTCTTATCCAAAAGAGAAGTTTGAAAAAATCGATGGAACCTGGTATTATTTTGATGGTTCGGGATATCTGCTTGAAGACAAGTGGAAAAAGCATTCAGATGGCAAATGGTACTATTTAGATCCTTCAGGAGCCATGGCCACTGGCTGGAAGAAAATCAATGGGAAATGGTATTACTTCGATACAGAAGGAGCTATGGTCACTGGTTGGGTTCAATACAAGGATAAACTATACCATCTCAAAGAAGAGAATGGCGCAATGTCTTCAAAAGAACTTGTCCAAGTCGAAGGTGGCTGGTACTACGTCAACGAGGATGGCAGTCGTTCAGACAAACCAGCGCTTACTGTATTACCTGATGGTCTCATCACAACGAAATAGAAATAAAGCATAGAAAGGCTTTCAAAATTTAATTACACTAGACCGCTGGCAATCGCTAGCGGTTTTTTTGTTTGCTCAAAATAAAAAAGCAGTGATGGAGCTCACTGTTTTTCTTGTAGTGTATGGGCGTAAGAAGTCATGCTGATAGCATGTTTTAAACGCATGTTCATAATATCTGATACACCGTTTTTATACTTATCTACCGCCTGAATAGATACGCCACAGTTTTTGCTGATAGCATAGGCTGTGGCGTTGTCTAAAAGCCAGCGGATAGCTTTAATATCTACTGACATATATTACCTCATAAAATACCAAACTGCAAATAGGAGTAGAAGAAGTCCAATAATAAATTCAACTTTTTCACGCTTGGTGGTTTTTCTAATTTTTAGATTTACTTTCATTGTTTTTCCTGTTATAATTTAAGTACACCCCCGAAGGGGTGGATAGTGATTTCTCACTATCCAAATTCGATGTGCCATTCAAAGCTGATTATAAATAAGTTGATTTTGACTACTAGCTTATTTGTTTTTACTTTGAGTGGCTTCTTTTTGAACTTAAACATTTTGTTTTCCTTTCTACTAGTTTCCTTGTCTAAGGTTTCCTCCTTAACCTTATGTATCCATTATACAACTAAAGTTGTATAATGTCAATAGTTTTGATGAAATTTTTTAAAATTTTTTCAAAAAAAAATAGACCTTGTCCAGAGGTCGGGGAGTTGGAGGGGACGTCCTCCAATGTAAACTATTAGAGCAAAATTGCAGCCTTCTCAACTATACGGGCAAAGGTGAGTATGAAAATGAATACGAAGATGAATACGATTTAAAAAAATGACGAAAATCAACGGAAATGATTTTAAATAAAAATAAGCAAAAACTCAACTATTGATAAGTAACAGAAAGCATTGGAAAACATTTGTCGCTTATACCATAAATAGTACACAGCTTGCTAATCCTTTGAAACCAGTGGACTTCTAGCATGTTAAGCAAAAGTGAATACGAGATTGAATACGACTTTACTTTTAGCTGGAGCGGATGAAATCCATGAACTGGTCAACGACTTCAACACGTTGATTATCATTGATGTGGGTATACATATCAAGGGTGATTTGAACATTATTGTGACCGAGTCTATCTGAAATGATTTTCGCTGTAACACCAGCTTCAAATAGGAGAGAAGCATGTGTGTGTCTAAATCCGTGAGGCGAAATTTTTTTAAGTTCTTTGTGTTTACAAAAGA